CTAACCCCAGCTTTTCAACAATCGTTTCATCCAATTCCTCATCCGTCAGCCCAACCCATTCACGCTTTATATGGTCATGCATCGCCATCATTGCGTTTGCAAACCACCCAAGCATCAAGCCTTCGTCTATGTCATTAATACACCACTCTTGTTCTTTAACGGTAGCCATAAAGAACTTAGCCCATGCTTGTGCGTCTGGGTTGTTGTGTATGCTTCTGTCGTAGTCGTTTGGCGCAGGCTCATGTTTACGTTTTGCCGTTTCATCGACACGTTCTTGCGATATGTCGATAGTGTGTACAGGTGCGGCATAAACAGGAAAACCGTTTGGGTCTTCCCAATACGTTTGCTCGTATCCCTCACCAAACCTGTCAGTCGCTTGTATTACATAAAAAACAGGCTCCGGTTCAGGCTGTCTCAAGCGTTCACGCAGGGTATTTAATATAGAACCGCTAATATAAGTACGGCCATCAACAACATCCAACGCCAGTTGAATTAGCTCACGGTCTGTCATTTTCGCTCCTTAATCTTTAGCGTTGACTGACGCACAACTGACGCCGCCTTGGCCGGAACGATCCGCTCTGGCTGCGCTTTGTAATGCCGCATTGGCCACTCAACTGAGTAGTGTTGTGTAAAAGCAACAGACGACTCACGCATCATCGCTTTGATCTTGGCCTCGCACTCAGAGATTATTTCCTCGTGCAACTTGATCTTCTCTTTGGCGTCTAGGATCTGCTTTACTAGCCAATCTTCCTCCTCGCCAAGATTGATGGGCTCGGCATCCTCTTGCGCCTCTGGCCAGGTGCGGGAGGCATCTGCGGAATCCTGCGGCGGATAGTAGTCAATGACGCCATCATTTTTGAATTTTGTAAGTCTGTTTTCAAAATCGACTACCGCGCTCTTGACCCTAGAGATGGTTGCCTCGTGTGGCGCAAATAAGTACACGCGCAGGGCCACGCCGCGATAAAGCGTGCAGACCGCACCCCACTTGGCCCCGATGATATCCATCTGGGCCTGGAGCTGGACCGGTCCGCGCCATAGGGGCGGCTGATCCTCCACGTCCGCCGCTGTGAGCTTGGCTTCCAATACGCCAATGCCATCCAGGGTAATGCTGTCCTGCCCCATGACGTAGATCCCGCGCTCCTGGTCATTGGCCACGACCAGCCCGCGCCCGTGTGCCGTGCCATCCAGCGAGCAGGCAAGTGGCAGCTCTGCGTGGTGGTATGGCTGATCGTGGTCTAGGTCTAGGTTATCCAGACCGAGACGCATGGCCGCCTCTTTTAGGATTGCCGGCTCAAAGGTATTGCCCCAAGCCATTGACTCATTGCTGATATCTTGCCGTTCGTGGCCCTGGATCGCGTGTATACACCCCATCAAGGCATCATTGGGGCTCTGGTATTTGCTGATCCCCATAATCGCCGGCAAAATGCTAGCGCTCGCCTGTGTGTCAGGCGTGACTTTTCCGACCATGTTTATCCTCGCTTTTTGGTTAGTCGATATCGGGCAAAATATTTGCCGTTTTGGTTAATGCTTTCTGTCACGATTGCGTGGCCATCGCGGCGCAGATCCGCTACCCTGGCGGCCAGCCTGAAACAGCCGCAGCCGGTGAGTGCGTCAATCGCCGTGAGCCCGTCCTTGCGCTGTTTGAGCGCCTTCAAAATCCATTCGGTCTGCGTCATTTTCTCGCCTCGCTTGGTGGGGTCCAGCCGAAGCGGCGAAACGTCTGCACAATATCAGTGCTCGCCGCGTTGACGTAGGGCTTGCCGGTTAGCAGGGTTTGAACAGCCCCGGCAATAAGCCGCTTGTTTTCGGCTGAGACTGTCGCAGTCTTTCGCCGCCGTGTTGCCTTTTCCATGTGTTTCCTCCGTTATATAAAAGCCAAGATTAAAAAGAAACCAACTAAACATGCACCGCCAACAATGGCGTCCAGCATCTCGCGATCAATCATAATTAGCCCCTCTATCAAGTTTGTCTGCGTACTTTTCCGCCATATCTGAGCGTGCCGCCTTAATGCTGCGCTTGCGGCTTGGGTCTGTTGCGATGCCGTAAAAGATAAACACGGCCAGGCAAATGACCAGCCAAAACAAGATTTTGATTTCAGTTGAAAACATTAGATCGCCTCCGTACTTTTGAAACTGTGGATATGTGCCAAACCTGGCCGCCGGATGGACTCGGAATCTGCTCATCCTCTAGCCGCTTGGCAATGTCTCGCAGGCTTGCGCCTGACATCTGCCGGCATATTTCAGCAGCTCGCAGGGTCGCCAAGTGAGCCCGCTCTGAAACAACCCTGCCTCCCGCGGATGGGTTTGGGCTGCCTAGCTTATGGCCACGGGCAGACTTGGCCGCCAATGCCGCCTTGGTGCGCTGACTGATAATCCGCCGTTCAAACTCCGCAACGCCGGCCATAATGGTGAGCATGAGCCGGCCAATAGGCCCGCTTGTGTCAATGTCTGGCAAGTCTAGGAATTTAACGCGCACGCCGGAATCCACGAGCTGCAATATCAGCTTTGCATCACGCGCCAGGCGGTCGAGCTTGGCCACGATAAGCGTGGCCTTGTGCTGTTCGCATGCTTTGAGCGCGGCCAAGAGCTGAGGCCGGTTCGACTTTTTGCCGCTTTCCACCTCGACAAACTCGGCAATGATCTCCCCGCCGTGCGCTTGCACCGCGGATCGCTGCGCCTCCAAACCAAGGCCGGATTGGCCCTGGCGGTCGGTGCTGACTCGATAATAGGCGATGTAGGTCATTTGAGATCGCCAATCTTTGAGCATGGAAAGCAGAATGTATAACCCTTGCCGTCGGCACTGTCTCCGTAACACATCGTAGAAATGTCCCAGTCCAGCTTGTTAAGCTTTACCAAAGCTTTGACGGCCTCAAAGTGTGCGCCGAGCGTGTCGTGTTCGTGCGCAAAAGGAACCGTGGCCGTGATTGGTTTGCCACTGAAGCGGACTGTGTAGGCCTTGACGCGTGAGCCGCGTGTGTTTGTTGCCGGAATGTACTTGGTGTGAATTGCTAACATTTTCAATCTCCGTTTTGGTAGTTGAACGATATCAAAGTGATATCGCTAGGATGGACTGTAAAGGATAATTCCCCTAAATGCAATAAGGGAATTGTTGGTTGTTGTTTTCATGCACTTGGTATATCGTCACGCTATCGCATGGAGGGATTATGTCGGACCAAAAACTAAAGCCGTTTCTTGTACGCCTGCGGCCAAGCACCCGCGACTTGCTGGACGCCGCCGCCATTAAACAGAGGCGCAGCCGGGCCAGTCTGATCGACCAGGCAGTGACCGAAATGTTGGCCGGCAAGTACACCACGACCACGGACCGCCTCGCGGCCATGTTGGGGCAAAAGTGAAGGATATCACCCAGCGCCTAACCTATTCGGCGGTGCTGGCGGCTCCATTGTTACTACATGAGGCCATTGAGACGATTGAACATCTCCGGGCAGACCTAGAGCGCGAGCGGCGCTGGATTGCCCAGCTGGAACAATGCGTACTAGACAACATACACCGAGACTATGACCGGAAAAACGAGCAGGAATAAGGGCGCCCGCGGAGAGCGGGAATTTGCCGAGATGCTATCCAATGAGATTGGCCAGGTGGTCAAGCGTAAACTGGGGCAGGCTAGGGACGGCGGTGACGATATCCAAGTCGGGCGCTATCGGATCGAAGTCAAACGCCGCGAGAAGCTGGCAATTGAGGCATGGTGTAAGCAGGTGGAGGCTGCCTGCACGACAGCCGCGGACATAAGCGATGATGGGCGCGTCATGGAAGATGTCCCAGTGGTTGTCTTTCGGCGCAATGGCGAGCCGTGGCGGGCTGTGGTTCCGGCCTGGTGGTTTATTCAAGCCATGCGCGAGGATCTATGAGGCCAAACCTAGAGGAATACGCGGTATATCTGGCCGACAGAATCCGCGAGCAGGAACAGATCATTTTTAAGCTAGGCGAGGCGATCAATAACCTGGACGCCCGGCTGATGATGGCTGAGCGCCTACTGGCCAAGTTTAAGAAAATGGCCGATGGCGAACAGTATGACGAAACTAAGCATGGATGGTGGAATTGATGGCAAACGAGCTTCAGAGATACGTCACAAAGCGAACAATTGAGCTGACCGGCACACGCTGGTGCGGCAATTGTCAGGCGAGCAGACCAAGAGAAGGAGGATTATGGAAAACAATGAACGGTGGCCAACGGCGCCGGTGGATCTGTCAGACGTGCGTGGACAACCATCGGAGCCGCACTGTATCTGGTGCCGGCACTCCGCCGGGGGCGGTTTCCTCTTGAGGTGTGTCAAATATGACAAGCCAACGAGCGGAGACGTCAACGGATGCGGATTCTACGACCCAGTCAGACCAGAGGCTGGCGTGTGAAGCGTGCGGGCAGATCCACAAGGATGCGCGGCTGGTGCGCCTGCCTGATGGCCAGGAAGTCGGCAATTACTCGGCGGCTTATCGCCTTCACTGCGAAGCCGCCTGGGTGTTACGAAAGAAAAGGACGAAGCGAACCCGGCTGGAATACCTTGATGCGGTGGCTGAGAAACGCGGCCCGCAAGCTCGCGTTGATCTTAGAGCGGCGATGCTAAAGCTATGGGAGAGCAAGAATTGAGCGCCTTGCCGGCCAATGTGGTCGCATTTAAGCTGCCAAAGCGTAAGCCAAAGGTGGTCGAGAAAGTCGCGCCTCCAGATCAAAGAAAGATGGCCATTGTCCCGTTGCGGGCAATCAGGGATCGGCAGATATCGGATAGCCAGCTGCGCTGCTTGGCTGTGTTGTGCTCGTATGCCAACAGGGCAGGGCTGACTTGGGTCGGGCAGGCAAGGCTTGGGCAAGACTTGGGCGTGTCCAAGCAGTCGATCAGTAAGCAGATTAAGCGGTTGGTTGAGCTCGGCTATCTGGAGGTCTTGTCAAAGGGTTTCAGGGGCGAGAAGGCGAACACCATACGCGTGATCTACGACCCGGAGATTAAGGCCGAGGATGCCATTGCAGTGACCAGCAGCCAAGAGGATACAAGGCCGCCAGAGGTCAGGAAAAGGGAGGCTAAGGCCATGACCATGCAATCTGAACCCAGCACGTTCAATCAGCAAGGTGATCCCGAATTCACCGAAGAGGAGATGGCCGCCAACAGGGCAAGACTCAAGGCAATGCTGGGCGGACTAGGTAAGAGAGACGGTACATTCCATTACAACAGACCAGAGACGATTGGAGAAATGATGGCCAGAAAGACAATCAAAGACGCACCCAAAAGACAACCTAAGAAGGCATCTCATAGTCAACCCAATACGGTTGACAATGAAGACACCATTCATAGTCAACTTCATAGTCAACCCAATAGAGTTGACCAAACACAGAAAAACATAGGTATAGATAAGGTTTTAAGTATTTATAAAGACATAAGTAATCATATGTTTTCATATGTTAGGACAACATCTGAGATCGATCTGAAGTACGCTGCGCTGCTCTGTGAGCTGAAGGTGACCGAGGGCGAATGGGTCAAGGCATGCCAAGCCATGACCAAGGACGAGACGCTGGCGCATGTGGCTGACCATCTCATCAACAGTCGCTAGGCTAACGAGGGTATGGGTGTGAACACACAACAAAAGGCAGGGGGGAGTGGCCAGGCGAAATGGGAAATGCTAGAGATGGACCCTTACCCCTCCCCCGGTCCGACACTGGTCGAGGG